GCCTTGGCGGAATTTGCAGTGAAGTCCCCTGTTTTGCCGATCTGCAAAAGCGCCTCGTTGATTCCAGACTCAGGGGCAAACACGCGATAGTCGCACAGACTGCCCGCGTCGATCAGTTCGCGCATGCCCGGGCCTTGGACCAACGCGTGGAACAGGCCGCCCTGATCAGCGTGCAGTGATTTGTTATCGCCCCGGCATGCCGTGGCAGTGACGCCCAAGCCCTTGGCGTTTGGGAACAACGCGGCGGCAGTCCCCCACTTATTATCTTGCCGCCCGTGGTGCGACTCGTCTAGCGTCCAGCGCCGAATACCGTTGGTCCACGCATCGCCAGGCTTGAAGCGGCGGATCAGCGTGTCAACACCGGCCACGCTGACAGTGGCGCGCGGGTCATAAAAATTGCGCCCCGTGGCCGCGATGTGCAAGCGGATGCAAAAATTTATGACCGACTGAGGCGCGATGATATTGTGGTAAATGCCGGTCAGCGCATATGTTTTGCTGATCTGGCCGACCAGTTCCTGCCGGTGGACAATGGTGCAAGACCGTTCCCCATCGGCGTTCAATTTGCTGAATGTTACGGTTTTTCCCGCACCGGTCGGCATGACGGCAAGCACGTTTTGCGCCCCGCTATCCCACTTGGCGCGGATGTCGTCGATCAGTTGTGTCTGGTATGGTCGGAGTGTGAGTGTCATGCGCTATTACTATCCGCGCCGCCCCGGCCCGTCAAGGTAATAATAGGTATTTACAACCCGTGCAGCTTGGGCTAGTAATAGGTAATAGACGCACACAGGTTAGGAGCAACTCACATGGACATCCGACACCACATCATCGCTTATAATTGCAAAAGCAATCAGATAGAGGTGTCACCTCTTGTTAACGGTAGGCGGCGCTATAACCTCGATCATTTTCGAATGACGACTGGTGCAGCGTATGGATGGGTCAGAACAGGAACCAACGACGAGCTTCAAAGTTTCCTCAAGGCTGAGTTTATCGCAGCCGTTTTCAGAGACGGTGTATGCCCCCGCGCGGCTTATCGCGCCTTCATGCAAATCGACCAGTTTCGGCAGGCTGTCCCAGAGGACATGCCTGCCCACCCCTCAAACCCATTACTTTAACCCAAACAGGAGAAATACCATGCAGATTACCTTTGACCCCCACAACGCCCAGGAATGCGACGAGACTTTGGGCTTTATTGCACAAGCACAACCCTGCGTCGTAAAAATGTGGCTGATTGATTATAATGAAAGTCAAGATTCCGAGGCGGCCCGCGCTGACGGCTTGACGGTAACCGACGGGCCGACGCCACCATTTGAGCCGTCTCAGATGACACCTCTTGCCGAAGGCGCGCCGCAGTATATCAAAGGCGAAGTTACACCGGCACAGTCCGAGACAGCACCGGCACAGCCCGACACGGCACCGGCACAGCCCGACACAGACTGCCACGGCATGACCCACGACGACGCCATCCACAGCACCCCTGCCAGCAAGAACGCTGACGGATCATGGCGTGCCAAGCGTGGCCAGAAAGAAGCGTATGATGCAGCCATTGCAGCCGCTACCCAAGCACCCGCACCCGCAGCTGCACCGACACCGCAGGGGATGCCCGTGCCGCAACCGGCCAGCGCCGCCCCGGCAACACCGCCCGCCCCGATTGACTACAAGACGATGGCGGAACGGTTCATGGCAAAGATGGCTGACCCGGACGGCCTGCCCGCCGAATATGAGGCGATCTATGCAGCCCTGTCTATTGGCTATGACGATCTGGAAACGAACCAGACCAGCATCGCCCGGCTCTCAGCTTATATGGACGCGGTGGACAACGGCGACGATCACGACGGATGCGTCCGGCACGCCATGAGTGCCTGAGACGCACCGGGCGGGCTGTTGCGGCCCGCCTTTTACATATGAATAGGAGATTAGATTATGACTGACGACGACAATCTGTTGGCCAGCCTGACGGGATTTACACCGAGTCCGTGGGAACTTGACCCTGTTAAAGGTGATTGGATGGGCGGCTTTTACAGCGGAGAAACCTCAGTTTGCACCTTTGGAGATGCACAATCTTACTACCCAACAGAAGGGGAACCTCCAAACTATGCAAATGCACAACTGATCGCCGCCGCCCCCGACCTGCACCGCATTGCGACCGAACTGGCGGCAGAAAACAAACGGCTGCGGGATGCACTGAGCATGCTTATTTCAATGAGCGACAACCACTCACCATTCGGTGGCGAAATTTATCAAGACAGGGTTGACCGCGCTTGGGACAACGCCCGCGCGTCCCTGAAAGGCGGTGACGCATGACGATTGAAACCCGCCCCAGCGCCGCCCACCGCTGGACGAAATGCTCCGCCGCGCCATTGTTTGCCAGCCGCGCCGGACCGCAACCGACCAGTGACGCCGCGCGGGAAGGCACCTGCGCGGCATGGGTGGCTGAATTGTTGCTGACCGACCAGCCCGCGGAAGTCGGCATGACCCACGAAAACGGTTGGGAAGTTGACGCCGACATGATCGGCCACATGCAGGGCTATGCTGACATCTGCCGCGCGGATGGTGGCGAAATGTGGGTAGAGGAACACGTCACGCTATCGCCCAACATCGCCGGTACGCCCGATTGCGTAACGCTGGCGGATGGCGTGCTGACCGTGCGTGATCTTAAATATGGCTTCCGACTGGTGGCACCTGACAGCCTGCAACTGATCGTCTATGCGGCTGCGATCTTGATTGCACCGCCCGAAAATATCCACACGGTCCGCACCGAGATTTACCAGCCGCGCGGGTTCCACCAAGACGGCCCGCGCAGGTGGATTGACTGGACGCCTGATCAAATCCGCGCCAAGGCCAAATGGATCATCGAGCGGGCAGAGGAGTGTTACAAGCCGGATCCGATTGCCACGCCCGGCGACCATTGCCTGTATTGTGACGGCGCGGTGGGCTGCGTGGCGCTGCAACAGACGACCGCCACGGCGCTGGCCATTGCTGAGATGACGGGACACCGCGACAGGACGCCGGCAGAAATGGCACAGGCCTTGCATTTTTACCGCAACGCGCTGGAAATCATCAAGGCAGCAGCCAAGGCGACTGAGGTTGAAGCCGAGGCGCGGGCCAAGCGCGGCGAACGTTTGCCGGGGTGGGGGCTTCTGTCTCGGTTCGGCAACACGCGCGTCACAGCATCGCCCGCCGCCATCAAGGCATTGACCGGAAAGGACGCGACAAAGGTTGTGCCGATGAATGTTGGCGACCTAAAGCTTGCGGGCTTGACCGAGGCGCAATTATCGCTTATTACCGAACGACCAACCACTGGCCATAAGCTGGCCCCGCTTGATCAGGATACCCTGACCCGGCAACTTAACCGCACCAATGGAGGCACCCCATGAGCGACACACCCGCATCAGGACACAACTCAGTTGCAGGCGAGGAACTTTTACAACTTATCGAACGATGGGAACATCTGAACATTGAAAAGCGAGAGATTGCGATGGTTCAGAGTGAAGTTATGGCCGAAGCCAAAGGGCGCGGATATGACACCAAAGTGATCCGCAAGCTGATCGCCGAACGCAAGCGTGACGCTGACGATATAGCCGAAGAAGACGCCGTGCTAGAAATGTATCGGGAAGCCATACGAATGCCGACCGGACCTCGCAACCAACCAACCAATGGAGACACATAATGTCACGACACACCGAATACGGAAACAGCCCAGTCGGACGCCTTATCTCAGGCGATCCGTGGACCAAGCAGACCACCGACGCGAACAACCGCCCAATCCCCGAAGACAAACAATCGTTCTGGTTCGCCGTGGCGATTGAAAAGAACGCCCCAGGCATGAATGAAATGCTGCGCCTGATGTTCAAGGCGGCGCAAGCAGGATACGGGCAGGCCCCGCAGATCATGGCACAGATCAACATGGGATTGGACGCCACGGCGTTCAGCTGGAAAATTGTGGACGGCGATGAAATGCGCGCTAATCCGACAACCGGCGCGCAAGAACCGCGCTGGAAGCACGGGCAGGGATGCTGGGTTGTCAAGTTTTCGACCACGCTGCCAATTGCCTCTGCAAAATATCAGGGCGGCGTGCCGACCTATTGCGACCCCAGCGAGATCAAGCGCGGGTATTATGTCACCGTGCCGTTCTCCACATCTGCCAACGGCAACATGGACCACACGGCGGGCGTCTACCTGAACCCCCAGACGGTTTGCCTTGTCGGGTTCGGCCCGGAGATTGTCGGCGGCCCGTCGCTGGAGCAACAGCTTGGCGCAGGTCCGGGTGCGTATATGCCAGCAGGCATGACCCAGACCCCGCAACTGCCGAGCGCTGCACCGGCCCCGGCACCGTCTGGTATGCCTGCACCCGCCCCGGCCCCGTCCGGTATGCCCGCCCCCCAGCCGCAGACCTCTGGTATGCCGACGCCTGCCGCCAGTGGTCTGCCTACGGCGACTGGATCAGGTGGTGAGCCGCCCGCATATGGTGGATACATGGCACCCCCTGCAACGGGAGGGGGTATGCCCGGCGCGTAACGGATTACAGGGCGGGCTGTCATGGCCCGCCCGTCACACACAACAGGGAGACTGACGAATGACACAATTCCAACCCGGCGACCGAGTGACCCACCATCCGACCGGCGAGGAATGGATATTGGTTGCCGTCTATGGTTCCTATGTAAAACCCGGAGGCTGGCCCGAGTCGCACGCACTCGCCAGCGATTGCACGCTGATTTGCGCCTGCACCACGACAGACGAGCGGGAAGCCTGCACCAGAGCGTGCGACACGATGGTGCTGTGATGAACGTTACAAAAGATAAACATGGCCGCGCATTTATGATAGGCGATATCCTGAAAGTGTTCCATTTCACAGGTGCGCGAAGGAAGCAGTATTTCATGTATAAGCAGATTGTTGGTTTCCGAAAACTCGGCGGCTCACCCAAGGTGGATTACTTTGATGTAAGTCACTTGGACCTGAGCAACAGTGAAAACTATTACATCGGCAAGCACGAAGGCATATTGGGCGAGTACGAAATAATCCAAGGGCTAGACGATATGGAAGGTCGTCCAAAGTGGGTGGATTGATGCACAATGACTTCCCCTATGATCTGGAATGTTACCCGAACGTTTTTAGCGCGGTAATCGTTCACGCCGCCAGCGGCACAGAATGGATATTTGAGGTGTCCGACCGGGTGAACCAGTCCCGGCAGTTGCTGAATTTCATTCACGCCCTCAGCCAGCATCCCGGCAACAGGATGGTAGGCTATAACAACGTCGGGTATGACTATCCTTTGCTGCACGCCCTATTGCGGTTTGACTCATTTACCGCAGCGGACGCCTACAAAATATCCATGGGCATTATCGAGACGCCGTGGAACGATCGGTTCCGCAATAACGTTTGGGCGTCCGACATGATCGTGCCGCAGGTTGATCTGTTCAAAATTCACCACTTTGACAACCAAGCGCGGCTGACCAGCCTGAAACAGATCGAGATTGCCTTGCAACTTTCGCACGTGGCAGACCTGCCGTTTCCGCCCGGCACGGTCCTGACACCGGACCAGATACCACAGTTGCTCGGCTACAACCGGCACGACGTGGCCGCCACGCTACAATTCTACCGGCAGTCGGCCAGCGCCCTGGCGTTCCGGGATGAAATGTCTGCGGCGCTGGACCAAGACCTGACAAACGCCAGCGACAGCAGCATCGGATCGAAGGTGTTTATATCCCGCCTCAACGCGGCCCAGCCCGGTATCTGCGGCAAGTCTGGATCGTGGCGGCAAACACCCCGCGCGCGCATCCCGTTGGCCGATTGCATTTTTCCCTATGTGCGATTCCGGACGCCCGAGTTCAACACCGTGCTGGACTATCTGCGCGCCAAGACGATCACCAAGACAAAGGGCGCGTTCGATGATCTGACGGCCACCTGCCACGGCCTGAAGTTCGTGTTCGGGACCGGCGGCATCCACGGTGCGCAGGACGGCACGACATGGCGCAGCACGCCGGACCGCGTGGTGCAGGGCCGGGACGTGCGCAGCTATTATCCCAATCTGGCCATTGCGAACCGCGTCTATCCGGCGCACCTGTCTGACGTGTTCTGTGACATTTACAAAGACGTGTATGAACAGCGGATCAGCCTTCCCAAAAGCGATCCGCGCAACAAAGCCCTCAAGCTGGCATTGAACGCGACCTATGGCAACTCGAACAGCACCTTCAGCCCGTTTTACGATCCGCAATACACTATGACGATCACAATCAACGGACAGCTTTTGTTGTGCATGTTGGCCGAGAGGCTGGCGGCCATCCCGACGCTGGAACTGATCCAGGTCAATACGGACGGGATTGAATACATTGTGGACCGGGACAGGGTGGCGGATTGCGACGCTGTGTCTGCTGAGTGGGAACGCCTGACCGGGCTGGAATTGGAGTCCGAGGATTATGCCAGCTTCCACCAGACCAATGTGAATAATTATTTATGCGTGGATGCGCACGGTGGCGTAAAATGCAAAGGGGCCTTTGAATATCAGCACGGTCTGGGATACGGCGACGGGTGGCACAAAAACCAGTCGTGCAAAATCATTGCCATAGCCGCCGAGGCGTATCTGGTGCGCGGCGTGCCGGTTGCTGAGACCGTGGCGGCCTGCACCAACGCTTTTCATTTCATGCACACGCTCAAGGTCCAGCGCAGCGACAGGGTGATGTTGGGCGGCGATCTGTCAGACTATGACTGCCAACGGACGCCACCAGACGCCAAGGGACGGCCCGTGAAGCGCAAGATGCACACGGGCGGGGTGGCACAGCAGCGGACGGGCCGGTTCTACGTCACGGCGCAGGGTGGCGCGCAACTGTGGAAGATCATGAAGCCATTGCCCAAGCTGCCATCGCACGACCGGCCCCAGGCGATTGCCAAGGGCGAAACGGTGTTGATGTGCAATGATCTGCACGACTTTGACTGGGCATTGCTGGACCGTAATTATTATGCGCGGGCCGCTCAGGATCTGGTGGACAGCACCGGCGGGTGACAGAGAGGAACACCCACCGGGCTTGGAGGCACCACACAACACGGACACTGTGCATTATTTTCGGCAGCGGCGCAATGGGGTGTTGACATGGTAGGTAATAGTGGATAATAAGGGTTTAACAGAAACGCAACCGGGAGATACCGACATGGCAACCTTTTACCACGCACACGTCGCAGGATTCACAAAGCATGCAGACAGCATTGCCGAAGTTCAAACATGGATCGACAGCCTGCGCGGCAGAGTGGTCGGTGAAACTTTGAAAGTTTGGCGTGTTGTCGATTGTGTAGCAGATGCCACACCCTGCATCCACGGGCCGGTGACGGCATGACCCACCACACCGAACGCCCCTGCGCCGCTGCCGGACTGACATCCTACCGCTACGGTCACATCATGATCGGCGCGACCAGCACGCAGGACGCCTTGAACGAAGCGGACCGGTCCCTGACCCAAGGCGCGGCCACTGTTGAGCGGCTGGAAATCTGGAACGCCCAGACCGGGCTTTATGAGAAGGTGACGACATGACCCTCAGCCAGTTCCGCGGCAAGCTCTACGCTATGGCAAAGTTGCTTGGAGACGTGCAGGCTGTAACGCACTCCAAACCCGGCAAGGCCATCCCGAAGCGCATAGGCCGCCGTATCGCCGGGAAGATCACGGGCCGGATTATAGGCTCTATATTTCCACCAACCAGATAGGAGACTGAGACAATGACCCCACGAAACGAAGCGCGCGCTTACCGCATCTGGGCTTTGGGAAACGCGCTAAAATGGGAATGCACCCAAGAGGAAATTGCCGACGAGTTGGGGCTGCACAGACAAGTGGTTTACAAAATATGCAAGGCAAAAGGGTGGAAAACTTCAGGCACCGTGATGGGCGATCCAAACCGACGCGGTGTGGATCAAGTTATCAACAGTCTGTTCTTACAAGGTCGTGAACGCTAAACCAACCATATAGGAGTCAAAGCCATGCCGACACACCTTTACCAGTTATGCCACAACGCGCGCAGGATGGACCGAAACAGTGAGGCGGAATTGTGGGCGCGGTTCAAAGCGGTCCGGCCCCAGGACGCTTGCGCTGTCACACCGGCCCGCCATGCACCGCACCCGATGCCCGAACAAATCGACGCGGCTCTTGAATGGGCGCGCGAATACCTGACACACCAACCGGAGCAAACCAAATGAAAACCATCACACCCACACCGACCCCGACCACGTTTTTCCTGCCCGCCGATGACCTGCGCGCAGCGTTCCAGTGCATCAGCACCGAACAGGTCCGCTACTACCTCGGCGGCGTGCTGATCGAGGCTGACAAGCTGGTAGCGCTGGACGGCCACCAGATGCTGACGATTGAATTGCCGGACGGCTGCCACGTCGGAACGGAATGTTTCACACAAGGCATGGACGCGCCACGGATGCCGGGCGCTACCGGCACACCTCAAGGTGCTGGGTTTATCCTGTCTTGTGACGCAACCGACAAGGCGTTCAAAGCCAAAGGTGACCTTTGGGTTTACGGTGACATCGAGACGGGTATCCTGCAATTTGTGATCAACCACGGCGATGGCGGCGAAATGTCCCGCACCGGCGTGTTGGAATTCGAGCGCATCGACGGCACATATCCCGACTGGCGGCGCGTGGTGGCCAAAGGCGACGGGGGCGCTGCCAGCTTGTGCTACGATCCGGCGGTGATGGCCAAGCTGATCAAAGCCGCTGACGTGATCGACAAGGGCAAGGGCATCCGGCTGACAGGCGGTCAATCCGAAGGCGATCCGATCCGGGTGGATTTTGTAGCGTCGGGCCGCCTGCGCGGCACGCTCGTGCCGATGCGGTGGACGGGCGCGTGACCCTCAAAGACTGGCAAGCGCGATGGGGCCACCACGTCCCCGCACAGGCCCTTGCCGAACTGACGGGCATCCTGAGTCCCGTCATGCCCTCGCCCTCCCCCACGGCCCGTCACAGTGAGGCGGCGGGGGCTGCACAGATACGTTTGGCAGCGGGCCGGGCCGGTGTGCCAGTCTGGCGGAACAATCAGGGCGGCTGCACCGACCAGACCGGCCGCCTGATCCGGTTCGGGCTGGGCAATGAATCGCCCGCCCTGAACGCCCGGTGGAAGTCGTCCGACCTGATCGGACTGTTGCCCGTGTTGGTGCAGCCGTCGCACGTTGGCCGGACGCTTGGGGTGTTCCTGGCGGTCGAAACCAAAAAGCCCGGCTGGCGTCTGACGCCCGGCGACAAACGCGGCCAGGCGCAGGCCGCTTTCCTGCAATCCGTTCGGGGGTTCGGCGGTGTCGGTGGGTTCTGTTGCACCGCCGACGATTTTATAGGGTTGACGCGGGCGGCAATAGCGGGTAATTGTAGGTTATAGAAACACACCAACCCAACCAAAGGAACCAACGAAATGAAAACCATCGTTACCACGCTTACCGCCGCTACGCTTGCCCTTGCAGGATGCGCCACGGCCCCCGAACAGGTCGCCGCCACCTACGTTAGCCCCGTAGCATTTTCTGGCCAGACATGCGGTCAACTCAACGCGCAGGCGCAACATCTTAACGCGCGTCTTGCTACGGCGACCGGACAACAGACACAGCAAGCGAACAACGACGCGACAATGACTGCCGTCGCATTGGTATTGTTCTGGCCCGCCGCATTCTGGATCGGCGGAAACGATCAAGGGCCTGCCATTGCACAAATGCGCGGTGAGGCTCAAGCAATCCAGTCCGCAGCTATCGCGCGCGGGTGCAGCTGATGGCATACGGAACAGCAAACCACAACGGCGAGGAGGTGGAGGTGGCGTTTATTGCCACCGGCGTTGTCACCGACTATGGCGTGGACCGCTCACCCACTTGGATCGAGTGGGATAATGTGGCGATCAATGATCTGACGATACTGGGGGTTGCGGTCGATGTGTCAAAGCTGCCGGTTGATCTGCAAGAGGCGATCTATGCGCTGGCCGACGATCTCGAATTTGAACAGGAGGATCCCGACTATGACTGAAAACAACCACCCTCGCTTTGCCAATCTGCGCAATGGCGGCAACATGCCCCGCAAACGCCCAGGCTTGATCCGCGATGCCATCAGTCTGTTACTCATCATCGCCATGTGTGTGGCGTTTTATGTGGTGACACCGTGAAGCAACCCGCCCTGACCGCTAGGTAAGTCGCCTAAAACCACAC